TTCGGGTTGCTGTTCTTGTGGAACTCGACATCGTAGTCCGTGATGATGCCGTAGCGTCCCTGATACGCCTCGGCGTACTTGTCCACAAGGTCGGGGATGGCTTCGTAATACTCCCCCAGCCCCATGTGCTGCGCGAAGGACTTGGTGGCAAGATGCTGAAGGTGCGTGACGGTCGCGCTGTGAAGCATCGTTCCGACAAAAAGCGCAGCGGTTTTTTCGTGAGCAGCCATTACTGCATCATCTCGTAAAGTTTGGACTTTTTGCGAAACCGATAAGGCAGCGTTTGTTGCTTTGCCTTTCCACCTTCGACTGCTGGCAGGTTCTTCATGCTTCCCGTGGCTTCCCCGTAATGCGGCAACGGAACCGCCTTGTTTTCGCCTTCTTCGTAAATTTCTGGGGCAACCTCTTCAACTTCGACCATCGTCGGCATGATTTGTTTCTTGACCGGAACGGCAGACTGAAGGCGGCGATTTAGCATTTCGCGCACCTCATCTTCAGTCATGTCCTCTTTGGCGTCATTCAGCGCATTGAACGCAAGCGCCAATTTGTCTTTACGAGTGTTCGGCATGGAATTTCCCCCACTTTGGGTTAGGATAATGCTAGACCCCTACAGGGAAGGATGCAAGCATGACTACTATCTCCGAAGCCTACCGCGCCCAGCAGGTTGAACTGCACACCAATCCCAACTATGGCGTGGCTTCCATCGCCTTTGCGCCCATCGTTGCCAAACTTGCCGTGGATAACGGGGTTAAGTCCATATCGGACTACGGTGCTGGCAAGAAACACCTCCAGACCGCCCTACAAGCCGCAGGGCTTGAGTTTGACTACTACCCCTATGACCCTGCTTTCCCGTCCTATGGGTTGCCCGTCGAGGCCGATATGGTTTGCTGCATTGATGTGCTGGAACACATCGAACCTGACCGGCTCGACGCTGTGCTGGATGACCTCGCCCGTATCATGCCCCGGTTGGGTTTCTTCAGCGTCCACACCGGGGCGGCTGGCAAGGTGTTAAGCGACGGCAGGAACGCCCATCTTATCCAAGAGCCTGCGCGGTGGTGGCTCCCCCGCCTCTGTGAGCGGTTCCACATCCACCACCTCCAGCACCATCAACTTATGGGTCAGGGCTTCTGGGTCGTCGTCAGCCGCGTCTGAAGCCACGCAACCGTCTCGGCAGGGTCACGGGCTAGGTACCACATCCCGAGCGGCTCAAACGCCATCTGGAAGCGTTCTTGACCCCTTCGCATTTTGCCAGTCGGGGTCTTAATTTCAAGGAACGCCGCGAAGCCGGGGGCCGTGATTAGTTTATCGGGGACTCCCTGACCTGCCAGCCCAAGGTCGTAGACCGTAAACCCTGCCGCCCTGACGGCTGCGGTGATGGCGGCATCGTTCGCATCCCGGCGTGCAGCATAGCGCATCAGAAAGACCCGTCAGCCCATTCGTACCAGAGTTTGTAGGCGCGTACAAATTCCTCCACGCCTTCCCCAAGCAGCATTGCTTTGCCCTGCGGCGGCACGAAGAAAAACCGCGCTATCCGTAGCCCCTCGTCCGTATCCCCGCGCACCACCCACACTTGGAAGTTTGGCGTGGCAGCGAGTGCCTGCAAGGTGCGGCGCAGCCCTTCGGACATCCTTTCACCCTCGCGCTTCCATTCAAGCACAAGGAATTTTCCCCTCCTCTCAATAATGCCGTCGATGTTGCACGGGCAGGCTTTAGGGTTGTTCGGCAGCAACCCGAGGAATGCGCCGTAATCAATATGCGGCGCATCCCGGTTTTTCATCAGCCGCTCAAACTCCACGGCGTTTGTCGTGCGCTGCGCGTTGTGGTGATACCCATCCTGCGCGGGTCTTAACCCAGCCGCGAGACTTCAGCAGTTCCTCGCCGCCACACGCACCGCTGCGATGTTGAAGAATGCTCGACGCACCGAGAAATTTCTGATTGCATTGCTTACAGGTGCGGGTCATTTGCTCCCCCTCGCACGGATGGCGGCAGCGCATCGCTCAAGTGTTGGAATATGCGTCAATTCTGTTGGGTCTTGCGGCACCGGAATATCCTCACACACCTTCGCACACGCCTCCCGCTCGGCTGCGACGACGAGGGCGGCGAAGTACAGGATGTTGTCTGCCTGCGACTCATTGTTTTCAAACTCTGGAATACCGCACTCCTCTGCCATGCGGATGATGTCCTCGCGTGTCACGGCTTCACCTCCCGCGCCCACAGCATAGCGTTAATGCTCATGTTCCTATCTCCTGCGCCTTTTCGATGAGTCGAATCGCCATCGTGATGTTTTCTTGCTGCTCAACATCTGATTGCATCACATATACAGCGTTAATCATCGCCTCGCCTGCGGTGTACATCCGCTCGTAATCGTCGTTCGGGCGACCACCAAACAACTCGTAATCAGGGTCGGCTTCCTGCATCCGTTCACTCGAATCCTCGATTGCAGCGTCCATGTCGGCTACGGTTTTTGTCTGGCACGCTATTTGCCACGACTTGCCATGCCCGTCGGCATTTGCCTGTACTTGGTACGCCTGCAACGCATCCCACATATCGTTCGTTGTTAACTTCACGATTGCACCTCTCGCTTTTTGAGTTTGTTCAGACCGCGTTCACCAAACAGTTGGCGAACCATCGACATCAGGTGCGGGTGACCCAGCACCTCGGCTGCATCGGCTGACCGCAACGCGGCGGCGGTCGAGTCCTTCAGCCGCTCCATCGCATCAGAGTCAGGGCTGATGGTTAATCGAGCAAGATATGCCTCGCATAGTTTGAGCCGGTTTAGCGGGGTCGGCTCCAACTTGTCCCAACCCCTCGCGTTCCACGCATCTTGTTCAGCGTGACGGGCGACATCTGCGGCTTTCTGCTTGTCGGTCTTTTCGACCTTCTCGCCGGGGCGGGGTGCGGCCTTCTTCAACTCGAACAGCCCTTGGTACTGATTAGCAATGGACTGCTCGACCACGGCATCTTGGTCAGCGCCAAACCGCGACAACTTCAGTTTCATCGCGTGTTCGCTGACTTCCTTTATGGGCTTGCGGATGGCCTTGCGGTAGGCAACCCAGCGTTCCCATGCGGCTTCGTCTAGTTCGTGCATAAAAACCTCTCTGTGGTTAGACAGGACAAGCGTAACTGTTTACGGAGGTTAATGCAACAACTTTAGTTCAGGCTTCTAAGATTTAAGATTTAACTCTGTAGGATTGTTTCGTAAGACCCATGCTCGGAGGACCGGGAAAGGACCCCCCTAACCCCCAAGAACATTGGGAGCCAAGAGAGTCCAACCTATGCCCGTATGGACGCGGTTGTTAGACCCGCCAGACCGTGGTTTCCGGTGTCTGGTCGATGATTGAACATCATGTGGGGATTGCACCCACCCCGCCGGTGACAGATGCCCGTATCAAGGGGTCGCGTGGTGGGGTGTTTGACACGACTAGAACAGCCATGTAAATTAACCATCACGCGAGAACAGCATCTCAAGCGTAAGGGCATCCCCCCGCCCGCGTCAAGCCCTCCTTCGTGGAGGGTTTGTCGTTTAAGGGTAGTCGTCCAGAGAAGTCCTGTAGCGTCCAATCGCACAGGAACCCGCGCCAGAAAGATTCTGGCCTCTTTACAGCAGGGGTAGGGGTCAGCCGGGGGTAGGCGTAGAATCGGCTGTAATCTGCGGGGGCAAGGCTTCCAGAGCCTTCCATTGCCATACCCGCATGGGAGGCAATCGACCTGCTTTGACCCACCTGCTGACAGCCGGGCGGCTGACTCCCAGTTTACGGGCAAGGGCGGCTTTAGAGCCTGCGACTGCGAGGGCGGCTTGGATGTCCATTCGGCGAAAGTTAACGCCTGTAAAAATAAATGCAAGAGGCTGTTGACATCGGTTAACAGCAAGCGCATCATGGCTCCACGGTCACAAACGACCGGTACCCGGAGCAACAGATATGCGACCCATCCCCCAACACCTGCCGCCCTCAATCAGATGGGCAATCGCAGCAGGTGAATCCAGAGCAGCCCGTGACCTCGCAATGCGTCACGCCAGAGCGCACGCAGACATCCGTGCAGCGTTTGTTACCTGCGCTCGAACCAACCAACGGCTGATGTTCCAAGCCTTGCAGATGGCGAGGGCAACAGTATGAAAACCATTGGCCTGTACCTGTTTTCGTTTGCCATGTTTGCCGCTTTAGCGTGGCTTGCCGTGAGGACTTTCTAATGGACGACTTTGACCAGTCAGATGCCCCGTGGGACGACGATGACAGTTGGTGGCATCAGCAAGACCTTGAACAACAGCAATTTGAGGAAGAACAAAATGCAAAGTGAATCCATCGCGGCTCTTGCCGCAGCCCTTTCCAAAGCGCAGGCCGAAATTACGGGTGCGCTCAAAGACAGCAGCAATCTGTTTTTTAAGAGTAAATACGCTGACCTTGCATCATGCTGGGATGCCTGCCGCAAGCAGTTAGCCGCCAACAACCTCGCCGTTATTCAGACAACCGAGGTGACTGAAGGCGGAACCGTGCTTGTTACTACCCTCGCGCACAGCAGCGGCGAATGGATGCGCGGCACGCTCCCGGTTGTCACGAAGGACAACGGCCCACAGGCGCAGGGGTCGGGCATCACCTACGCTCGACGCTATGCCCTCGCTGCCATCGTCGGACTGGCGCAGATTGATGACGATGCTGAAGCGGCGCAGGGACGCAAACTTGCCGCAACACCTTCGCCCGTTGTTCTTAAAAACATTGGGCTTGTTAAGACGCAAGACGAGTTGACCGCGCTGTTTAAAGAATTATCAACGGATGACCGCGCTGTCCACATGGATGCGTTTAGCGCACGCAAAAGGGAGTTGAGCGACGGGGGTGCGGCGTGAACAAGCATCAATGGGAACGGTGTTGCGGAAGTTGCATTTTTTATGTTGAAAAAAAAGACGACGAAGGATTTTGCGGGTTTGCTTGGCCGCCATACATAAAAGCAAAGCGACAACCTGTAAGCGCATACGACCGTTGTGATTTGTACCAAGAATTGCCGGATGGTGAAGACCCATTAACAGTGTCAGAAATTGAACAGGCATTAAAAATATGATGGAACAGCGTACAGACGACTGGTTTGCGGCACGGCTTGGCAAGGTCACAGCCTCCCGCGTTGCGGATGTCATTGTGAAGACCAAGACCGGCTATGGCGCAGGCCGCGCTAACTACATGGCTGACCTTGTGGTCGAAAGACTGACGGGTCAGAA